TATGAACCGATTCTGTAATTTCGGTTCAAATGGTGTAAACATTATCTCATTGGCTTCTACTAATTCTGGCATTTCATTTCTCCTAAAAATAGGTTATTTATTCATATATAAATATTGAAAATAAGAAAAAAAAGAACTTAATTTATTAAGCTCTTTTTTATTCAATTAAAACTATTTCTTATTCTGGGAATGTAGCACCAGATGGTTGTATAGTAAAATCTAATACGATAAATTCAGCAGTTCTTGTTGGTTGAATAAATATCTGCCCATATAATATATTTCTATCTATTGTATCCGCAGTATTATTTGATTCATCCATTACTACTCTAAATGCACTTAGTCCAGAATTAGACTGAACTTGTTCCATATAAGGATTAACAATATTTAAGAATCTGCCTCTTGTTTTAGAGTTATTTTGTTCAAATACCAAGAATCTTGATGTTGAAGCAATAAACTTCTTCAATTTAATCAATAGTCGTCTTACATTAACCCTATCAAGTGCTGATGCTTTCTTCTGTAAAGTTTTCTGACCCCACACGACAACACCCTGACCTGGGAATGTAGCAATTGGATTCATATTAGAATTATATAAGTCATCACGATTACTTTGTGTTAGTTTTCTTTCTGCTTGAACTGCAATATCAATTCCACCACGATTCAATCCAGCAGGAGCGAACCAAGGATGAGCAACTTTGTCATTAAACCCATATATACCAGCCATAGCAACTGAAGGTGGCACCCATACATTTCTACCCAAATCAGCATCTGGAATCTGTACCCAAGGCCAATACATAGCTGCATAATTACTATCTTTACCATCAGCTTGAGATGCAGCTGTTGTTACAGCTGAACCATATACTACTGGATCAAGAATTAAGAAACAATCACCTCTTTCTTCTACCGTATCTATTGCTTTTGCAGCAATTGTAGTATGGGTTGCTGATATAATACCAGGAAGTAACAATAAATTAATATCATATTCATCTTGATTTGATAATAAATTAAGAGCTTTCTTATATGCATCTGAACCACTACTTGCAGTTTCAGGATAGAAACCTTGAGTTTGAGTACTTATATTTTCGTAAAAATTGATTGATTCATTAGAACCAGTCTCACCTCCAATAAACAAATTACCAAATGAGTCAAAACCAGTAAACCCATCACTACTTCCTGAAAATGAACCATTAATAGAACCACTACCAACACCCGGAAGTGAAGAAGATAAAGTATCAAGTCTAACATTTCCATTTTCATCTAAATAATCTACAGTTTGATTTACATCAGTAATGTATATATATTTTGATTTATTTGGATATGAACCACTATAAGCTATATATGGTTCAGTTGTCGTACCAGATAATACTGGTTTTTGATTTCCAATAATTTTTTCTACATAATTATTAGCGGTTGGATCTAAACTTACATTATTCCAAGTTTCTAAAATCTGTTTTCTTTTATGAGTATCATTACCCTGCCTAACTAAAAGACTAAATGTTCCTTTTTTAGTATTCGTGCTGGTAACTTCATATCGAATATTATCAGATGATCCACTTTTTAGTAGACCATTAGATCCTATGAGACTTTCAGAAGAAGCGTTGTGAAACATTCGACCATATCCTTGGGTATTAATTCTAAAACTAACTCTAGCATCACTATTCACACTTGCAAGAAAATCAGCTGAACCTGTATTAGCCCCATCTGTACCTCCAGTACCAATAGATCCCGTTGCATTCATAAGATTTTCCCCATTTCCTTCTGCCAATTCAAATGATGAAGGTCCCGTACCGTATGACGCAGAAGGTTGAGTTAATGATCCTGTTAATACATTAGCAAATCCTTGAGTAAATGAGCCCTCGCCAAGTCTAACAACTGTTAATGTACCTTGGTTTTTTAAATATTCTTTAGCAGTTAAGGAAGTTAAGTAAGTATAATTATTAGATCCACTCTTAAATGATGAACCAAATATTTGTGTAAATTGACTATATGAGTTTACAACTGTTGGAATCATATATGGACCTTTGGCTGTTGGTCCGACTATAGCAGCACCTATGTCACCTATGGCTGCTGGTAAAAATGTTTGATCTATTTCGTTTGTAAAAACGCCTGGGGAAATTACTTTTTCACTGGATGGCATTGGGGGTTCTCCTAATTGGTTTGATTATAAATTTGAGTTGTGCATACACTAATATTCATCATATATAAATATATGATTAATTGTCGAAACGACTATTTTTCTTTAATTTATTTGGATTTATTTGGTGTAAAAGTACCAGATTCTAAATCCAAAGAACCATCACCATACTTTTCATTCAAATCCTCAATAAATTTCTGTTCATTCTGTTGAGTTTCTAGAAATTTATCTCTTAAATCACCTGAAGCCTTTTGAGTTGCATCCAATTGTTGTTCCAATCTTAATCGACCAACTTCAACTTGACCGAAAGCTTGTTGTATTCCAACATAAGATGATTGAATTTCTTTGATTTTTTCCATTTCATCTGATGTAAATTTTGTATTTGTATCTGCCATTTGTAACCTCTATTTATTGTTAATTCATATATAAATATATATAATTTTCAAAAACCTTTCATTTTTTTATGAATCTATTTCATTTCCAAATACAACTCTTGAAGGAGTTAATTTCTTCTGTAAATTTGAAATTTTTCCAGTAACAACTGAGTTTATTTCTTCTGGTAATAAATAACAACCCACATTTAAACTAAATGTTGATTTAATAAATCTTTCACCATTTTGGTTCATTTCTGATGCATCAGTTATAGATTCTATGGATGATAAAAACTTATATTGTTCAGAATTACCCCAATATTTGTTACTTTGTTCCATAAACATTTCAATTAATGGATTCATTTGTTCTATAAAGTTTGTCCATAATACAAATTCATAAGTTATATCTGCAAAATCTGGCATACCAGTAACTAATGTTTCATACTGTGGTTTCTGTCCAGTTAATACTGAAAATCTATCATATCTATTTTTCTTTGACCATTGACTATTTCTAATAACTTCAACGTGTTCTCTTTTAACATCGTGTTTGAATGCTTGACCAGATAATTCATTTCTTGCAATATCAGTTCTTTTTAACATAATCAAAGGTAAAATAAGTGTGCCTTGTTTATCTCTTAAAACACCACCTTTTCTAACCGCTTTCCATCTTTCTTCGTTACCATACATAACATTTACATCAATTGTTTCATTTGCTTCTCTTATCTTTGGTCTCATTACCTTTTTTACATGGGATAAGATGGCTGTATCTACATCTTTTAATGTTACAGAATAACCTTTAGTTATATCTAATCCTGGAACATATGATCTTCTATTATTTCCAGATCTATTTGTAGTATTTCTTGTAGATGTTTGTTTTCCTCTGTTTGTGTTTGGTCCCGACACAATTTGTTTGTTGGTTATAGGTTTTATAGCCATTATTTCTTATTCCTCCGTCTTAAAGCTTTCAGTTTATCTTTCTTATTCATAACTTTACCTTTAATTTCTTCCGAAGTAACCCCATTGATATCAGCCTTACTAATAGCAATCTCTCTTTGAATATCAACTTCAATTGCATTTGTACCTGTCTGACTATCACTTGGTATGTTATCCAACTTATTGATAAGTTTGCCCATCAGTTGTTCCATCTGAATATTGCCATTTGATTCTGGTGTATAGAAATGTTTTCTTTCACCATATACATCTTCTTCTACCACCACATTGCCATTAACTTCTTCAGGTTCTGGTTTTGGTGGTGGTTTAAAGTTTGGATCTTCTACATTAAACTTTGTTATTTTTTTATCTGTTATTAGTTGTACTGCCATTTATATTAGTCCTTTATCCTCCGGGAACTCCGTTATATTTTTTAGGTTTCCTTATTTTACGTCTCTTCTTATGAAAACGTTTTCTCATCAGGGAATTTCCATTACCATATCCATCTTGTCCACTTCTTGTTTGTCTTCCACCTCCACGACCTCTTCTATTTCTTGGTTGTGGTTGGAGTTCGGGGACGCCTCTCGGGCCATTACCACCATTACCACCATTACCACCAGTACCACCATGGTCATGTGAACCCTCTTGTACTTCTTCTGTATCATCCCATAAATCCCAATCACCATGAATATGATATGTGGCACCTCCGAAAGTTGCTCCACCACCCGCAGATTGTGGGAGACTATGTTGATGAAATCCACCCCAGGCATGTCCATGATCACCGGTGGCTCTTCCACCTCTTGTTGTTCTACCATTGCCATTACCATTTCTTCTACCTTTTCCAAAACCATTTCTGTCATGTCCGTTGTGCATTTATTTTCTCCTATCGTCTATATGGAAACATCTTATTCAACGCTTCCTGTTTCTTTTTGCACCCACAACCCTCTTTGGGTTTAACATTGGTATACTTATTAATAGCGTTAGCTACAGTATCACCAAATCCTCTGGATTGTCTTCTCTGTCTTTGTATTTGTGGTCTTGGTGGCATTCTTCTATGCATTTATTTTCTCCTATTTCGGTCTTTCCTCAATTTGCAAGCTTGATAATCTTGCTTTATGAGCTGTTGCGTTTATGGAATGATTATATTCCGGGTGACCCGCTACTAATTGTGGTTCTGTTACACCATTTATTTCCCAATATTGTTTATTCCAATCTACAATATCTCCCGTTTCTGGATAAAAGTTAAGTGAACCACTTGATAAATTTGCTCTTTGAAAATACATTTCTATACTACCACCAACATCTGCACCAAATTCATCTTGAGTTACTTCTGGTTCATTAAATAAAAGTAAACAATTAACTCTGAATCCTATATCATAGTACTTTGTTGTAGATTCACCATATAGGTTTTCTTCTGTATTTTCTATACTAACTTTATAAACATCTACTGATTGACCTACGATTTCATCAATCAATTCTTCGTTCATATCATTGATTACATTAATTTCTTTTTGTGGTAAGAAAAATGGGCTTGTTCTAGACATTAATTAAACTCCTATGTACTTGCTGTAAAAACTTCTACAGTTCCAGCATTTGATCCCGGATCTACTATAATACTTTCCAAATCAGTTAAAGCTGTCACTATAGTCGCAGCGTCATCATCTGCATGTACAGCTTCATCTGGAGTTCCCATCATAAAACTTCTCCCAGCTTCAAGTAAATGTGTAACTGATAGATCTGCAGCTGAATTATCTTCATCTGAATCTAATTGTAATGAAATATTAACAGAATTGGAATCATCTAAATTAGTAATACGAATATATTTTACTGTATCTTTATCTAAAGC